CAAACAATAAATTGCGACTCTACCCGGCACCACACTCAGGATCTGCCGGCGGCTTGGCTGACAAGTTTTGGGTTGCGTTTAGTGTCAAGAAGGATGCATGGGAAGAATACGACACCGCAAAGATTGGCATAGATGGCATTAATAACATGAACACTGCTCCTTTCGACAATATTCCTTACGATAATATAAACTCTATAGGAAAGCAATGGATCAGAAGCTTCGCTCTAGCACTCAGCAAAGAGACTCTAGGGCAGATCAGAAGCAAGTTCTCCACTTTGCCGATACCAGGAGAAAACCTGACACTCAACGGCCCAGCATTGATAACTGAAGGCAAAGAGATGCAAGAAAAGCTAAGAGAAGAGCTTAAAACAACCTTGGACGAAATGACTTATAATAAGCTGATGGAAACAGATGCAGATCTAATTGAGAATGTGGGAAGGATTCAAGCCGGTATACCATTGAGAATATTTGTGGGGTAATTAAATGTCAGTGAAAAATAAATGGAATCAGCCTGCGCAGCCGCCCCCTCCTATGTTTGCTGGCCAAAAAGAGAAAAATCTTGTTAAGCAAGTCAATGACGAGCTTATCGAAAGAGTAATAGGGCAAACTATAGTTTATTATCCTATCGACATAGAGAGGACAAACTTTCATGATCTTTATGGAGAAGCAATAACAAAAACTTTCCTTCCGCCAATTAGGGTTTATGCTCTTATTGAGTTCGACGGCATCGCAACAAAGTTTATGGGCGGTGTTGGGCTAGATAAAGATGCAACTATTACTGTTCATTTTCACAAGAGAAGGCTGACTGAGGATCAAGATTTGTATATAAGAGAGGGAGACTTTGTTTTATATGGTGATATATATTATGAGATCCATACTCTCGGAGAGCCAACAAGAATCTTTGGCCAAATAGATGACAGAATGGAAATCTCTGCGAAATGCAAGAGAGCAAGAAAGGGGCTTTTCGATGCCAGTTAGAAATAAAGAAAATTTAAGCAAAGCGAATATCTCTGCTAATCAAGATATAGAAATGATGCCCTCCACCCTAGAGACGATAGATAGGGCTTTGTATTCTTATCTGGATGAAGAGCTAAACTTGTTTACCACATCTAACAAGGGCTTCAATAAAGTACCAGTAGTTTGGATGACGCCAGAAAGAGCCTTCCAAATAAAGAACGATAAAGACACCAGAGATGATAAGGGAGTTCTTAAGCTCCCAGTTATCACTCTAGAAAAAACATCGGTAACTAAAAATCCCACTATGCATGGAAGGCTGACTGCACATATACCCCCTCAGAATGATGCCGCCGGCGGCTCAATAACCATAGGAAGAAGGATACAACAAGAGAAGACTAGTCTTTTCGCTGCAAATGATGTTTCTCGCTTGCGAGGAAACATTGAAGAAAGAACCGTTGGAAAGGGAGATATTTATTATCCATCCAAAAACAGTAAGATAGTAACAGAAACGATAACAATCCCCCTTCCAGTTTATGTGAATGTAAATTACAAACTTCTTATACAGACTGAGTACCAACAGCAGATGAATGAATTGTTGACTCCGTTTCTATTGAGAACCGGACAGATAAATGAATTTTTCATAAAGCATGACGGACATCAATTTGAGGCGTTCTTGCCACAAGACTTTTCTTTCGAAAACAATACTTCAGATCTGGGCGAAGACGAAAGGACTTATAAGACATCTATAGACATTAGAGTGCTTGGGCATCTGATGGGAGAGATGTCAAACACTGAACGCCCAAAGGTTGTAGTGAGAGAAAATCGTGTTGTTATTCGCCAGCCAAGAGAGAGGGTGGTATTTGCAGACGAACACCCCAACGCTAAAGATGGCCAATTTTATAAAGAGTAAGTACTCTTTGGCATTTAGCTTACTATTTATAATACGAAACACTTCGCAAAGAATCGTTCAGCTAGCAGCGGATTGTAAAGGAGAAATCTAAATATGTCAGTTAAAAAGTTTAAGTTTGTATCACCGGGAATCTTTGTTAACGAGATTGATAACTCGTTTATCCCTAGTGCACCTGAGAATATGGGCCCTGTTATTATCGGACGAACCCGAACCGGTCCGGCATTGAGGCCTGTCAAGATTCACAGTTTCTCAGAATTTGTTCAAGTTTTTGGCAACCCAATCGCCGGCGCAGGCGGCGGCGATGTTTGGCGAGATGGAAACACTGTCGGCCCAACATACGCATCATATGCAGCACAAGCATATTTGAATTCAGGCGTCGGCCCCGTGACAATGATGCGCCTCCTTGGCGATCAGCATGACAGTTACAGCACCGGCGGCAAAGCCGGCTGGACTACCGAAAACGCTCTTGGCGCCACAACAACAGGTGGCGCATACGGACTTTTCGTATTCAATTCTGCCAGCATGGCGCCAGCCTCTGGAAAGGTAGCCACAGGCTCTCTTGCTGCTGTTTGGTACATGAATGATGCAAAAATCGTTCTATCTGGTACCATACGGGAATCTAATACTGAAACAAGCGGTACGGCAGCCTTGATGCATGACATGGGCTCAAACTTAACTTTCCGCGCTAAGATTACATCTGGAAGCACAACAGTAAAAGAAACCACATTTAACTTCGACAGATCATCAGATCTCTATATTCGAAAAGTGTTTAACACAAACCCACAAGCAGTTAACGCACAGCATACCGAGACTGTTACTCCATACTGGCTGGGACAAACATTCGATCAGAACCTCGACCGTGTATACGGCGCGTCACAGTCTTCTGGCTCTTACTATGCAATGATTGCCGGCGTTGCATCAGGATCCTACGGATACCACAACATGCAAATGGGATTCCAGATATCTAAAACTGGATGGTTTGTTTCTCAAGACACATCAACTGATACCGCAAACTATAAACCAAAAAGCATGCAGAAACTTTTCCGACTAAACAGTTTGGACGCAGGAGAGCACACACAGAATAGCTTCAAGGTTTCGATTGAGGATATCCGTCTTGCAGGAAATCCAGATATCGATCCATACGGAACATTCTCAGTTGTTCTTAGAAACCTAAAAGACACAGACAATGCCGTAGAGGTTGTCGAGAGATATTCAAATCTTAGTCTGAATCCTAACTCTCCAAACTACATCGCTCGTAGAATTGGTGACGCATATACTACATGGAGTGATTCAGAATCAAGGTTCCGTCACTATGGCAATCACCCAAATCAATCTAAGTATATCTATGTAGAGATGAACATGGATGTCGACGAGGGAACTACCGATCCGGAATATATCCCAGCCGGCGCCCTTGGGCATCCACGCCCAACCGGGTTTAAAATCTTTTCGGGCTCTTCAGGCGATGTCGGCGCTTTCGACTCCATCTTAAGACCGGGCGATGGTGGCGAGTCAATGGGCCATTCAATGATTGCTGGTTACGGCTCTATCCCTGGAAACCTCGCTACCGCGGAAGGCGGAACCGGCTCCTTTGCCGTCAGAAGCGCAGCGGGATCAGATGGAAGATACTTCACTGGCTCAGTCGAGTTCCCACGCCTACTGCTCAGAAACTCTGCTTCAGATGGCGGCATGTCTGATGTAACGAATGCATACTTCGGTGTTCTAACGACACGAGGAGCAACCTCTACTGTTTATGATGAGTCTGTTCCTGATATGCTCCGAGCACTCCCGGCAGATATATCTGCTGCTTCTTGGGATCCAAACGACACCAGCACAGAGTACTCATTCCAGTTCTCTCTGGACGATGTTAAGATTGATACTGCAACCGGCATTGGCTATTGGTACTCCGGCTCACGCGCTGCGGGAACCTCGCTTTCAGCAGTTTCTTCAAGCTTCGGTGAAATACTTGATAAGGGATACAACAAGTTTACAACCGTTTTTGCAGGCGGATTCGACGGACTTGATATCACAGAGAAAGAGCCTTTCCGAAACACTAAGCTGGATGACAACACAGAGCTAGCTAACTACGCTTATCACACTGTTAAGCGAGCGCTTGACACATGTGCCGATCCAGAGTATGTTGAGTATAACCTCCTCACGATGCCTGGCATTACAAACACAGGCTTGACAGATCACGCTATGAAGATTTGTGAACAAAGAGGTGATGCTCTTGCGATAGTTGATCTTGATTCTGGGTATGTTCCATTCACAGAGAATACTTCTACTGTCGCTAACAGACGAGGAAGCGTATCAAGCGTAATTAGCTCTCTTAAGTCTCGCCGACTTAACACTTCTTACGGCTGTGCTTACTACCCATGGGTGCAAATCCGCGACACCATCGATGGTGATACCCTTTGGGCACCACCTTCAGTTGTTGCTCTGGGCACAATGGCAAACTCACATCGTAAAGCAGAGCTTTGGTTCGCACCCGCAGGCTTCAACCGCGGCGGATTAACAGATGGGGCAGGCGGAATTCCTGTAACCAATGTTCGCGAGAGGTTGAGCGCTAAGGATCGCGATGACTTGTACACATACAATGTCAATCCAATTGCGAGCTTCCCAGCAGAAGGTATTGTTATCTTCGGACAAAAGACGCTTCAAGCAAGCAGATCTTCGCTTGATAGAATCAATGTTCGCCGACTCATGATATACTTGAAGAAGGAAGTTTCTCGTAAAGCGGCACAAGTCTTGTTCGATCAGAATGTTCAGGCAACTTGGGATAGGTTTAAGGCACTCGTCGAGCCTCTTCTTTCAAGTGTTAAGACTAGGTTCGGACTCACCGAGTATCGCTTGATTCTAGACGAATCTACTACAACTCCTGATCTGATTGATCAGAATGTGATGTACGCCAAGATTCTCTTGAAACCAGCTAGAGCAATCGAGTACATCGCAGTCGATTTCGTAATTGCCCCCACCGGCGCATCTTTTGATGATTAAAAAAATATGAATACTAGTTATAGCATAACAAGGAGAATTTAATAATGGCATTTTGGACCGAAAAATTAGCAGCAGGAGTAAGAGACCCGAAGCGTAGCTTTAGATTTATCATTCGACTGACTAGCTTTAATCAATCTCATCTCTGGTTTGCAAAGTCAGTAGACAAGCCAAACTGGACAACAAATGCTGTTGAGCATATGTACCTGAACCACAAGTTTAACTTTCCAGGAAGAACAGAGTGGCAGCCAATCTCATGTAAAATTGTAGATCCAGTTTCTCCAGATGCTGTTTCAACTCTGGCAGCAATCACTACAGCAGCCGGCTACCATCCTCCTACGAATCCTGGTGATCTCACCACTACTGCTAAATCCTTGGCAGTTAGCTCATTGGG